TGCTCGAAGTTAGAGAATTTACGGAAGATATCTTCAGTAATGTGAGAAGATTGAACAATGGATTGCTGGGATGTGGCTTTTCCTTCATATGTCCCCATTTGCCCTTGTCTCTGTCTAGTTACCCCGGAAAGCTTTTCCCATTCTAACATGATAGATTCAAGGAGAGTTAAGTATTGTGATATCGTCTTAATAGACATATCTAATACTGACTGATGTTGAGGAGACAACTGGATGCCTTCTTTATTGTAGTCCACCCAAGCAATACCTGTACCTTCTACATAGTGCATGAATTTATCCATGTCCCAGTTCTTAGGGATCATATTAATATCAAACTGAGCTATGATGTCTTTACTTCTAGCAATTGCTAGCTCAAGACGGTATTTATAAATGTTGTAGTTAAGTTGGTATGGAATTCCAAGACTTATCAATGATACGTTCTGAGAGTTGATGTCAGAATACTTTCTTCCGTTAATTGGAAGTTTGCAAATTGATGGATTGTCTAAACTGTTTCTTTGGTTAACATACGGTCTCATCTTAATGTAGTAAAGACCATCGATACGTGTACCCTCCCAAACTTCGTTAACCCATTCCCATTCCAGCTTAGCCCCAAGATCTTTTAGCTCTTTTGGCATTTTGTAATCTTCTTCTACATCAAATGTTTCTTGATTACCAGTGTTTGGGTCATCGTACATAACAAACCCAACTCTTTTTCTTGACTTCCAATATACCGTTACAACTTCTACAAGTCGGTTACGGTAAATGTTGTCATCGGCTCCAGCTGCTTCTGCACGATAAAGTAAGTAAGCTTGTGCTGCTGTATGTGTAGGAGTCTCTAACTGTAAGATTTGATCATCAGTTAAATATTCCCCAAGATTGTCAATGATTGTTGAAGCATGTGCATACTTTCTAAGAATAGCCCAGTCACCATCTTCTACAAAGTCAATGTCTGGATCTTTATCAAAGTCAACATCTAATGGGTTGATTACTTCGTAGAAAGGTTCGTTACGTCTTACTCCTTTGTGTGAATAACATTCTCCAGTTACTAAGAAGTGGAAGAATTGTTTTTGAAGTTTATCGTAAAATTCTGTGAAGTACATTATGTAGTTAAGAGCTGCTTGACCTTTGATTGCTCTAGAGTCTACATAACTTCTATTGAACTCTTCTTGAATTTGTTTTGGGAGTGGGGGCTCTTCAGCTTCCATTCCTTCAGGAAGTTGTCCTTGCTTAGCTAGTTCACTCAAGAACTTAGCTTTAATATTTGTAAGCATTAAGTTTTTAAGAGTTTCCTCTTTAATGCTAATTGAATCTGAATTCTGTACGGTAACTGTAAACTCTAATGGACGTTTAGATTTCTCTCCAAGTAAAAGATCGATTACAGGTTTAATGATTGGGTAGTTACGTAGCTTTGACGGGAAATTCTTTCTAGTCTTTCCGTAAGGTTTAAGTACGTAGTTGTAATCCTCCTCATCGATTACACCGTTGTAGTAGTCATACAATGATTTCAAATATGTACGACGTTCACTGATACCAAACTTAGAAAGATTGATAAAAGCATCTACACATGATTTCTGCCATGCCTCATTTTTTTGAGACAGTGGAATTCGTTGTTTGGGGATATGGGCTTGTCCGTACATTAATACAAAATTAGCTTCGTTTTACTTACGGCTATAAAGATAATGCTTTTTCTGCTATTATTTATTATATCTCACTCAGTATTAACCGTAATTTTTATCGAACCAGTCGTTCTTTGAGTTGTCGTGGTCATCAAACTTGAGTTCCTTATTGTATAACTCTCGTGTGTGATACATCCCAATCATGAAGGCCATGGCTCGGTCAAAGTTGCCTTGTCTGTTAAATTTAATCAATTCTAAAAGTAGTGCAGGGTCATAAATCTTGTGCATGTTGAGAGTTATATCACCATCCTCGTTGGCCCCTCTACCACTAACTAACCAGTCTCTGATATACAATTCCCCTTGAGCTTTTCTTTGCTCAGTCATGTGCATACCATACTGTCGTTTTACTGTCTTACTTCTAAGATCTCTTTTATCCAGCATTTCGAACTCCTCTTGAAGTACATGCATTTTTCTAAATCGTTTGGCATAGGCAATAACCTCACCTCGGTCATTTTCAAACCCGATTTTAGCATTGTAGTATTCAGCCAACATAAATAGATTTCTATTGTAGTCATCTTGGGTCTGAGGTCTTCCGACATACGAAGCCACAATGATATCGTCAGGCTTAGAAATGTTGTTCGGAACTTTAATAACATATGCTGCACCAAGAGATGTAGCTGATGCAGATTTTCCTTGGGCATAGGGGTCATGGCAAACTATGTATAGATTCTTTGGGGTGATGTCCTCAATATCTGTTTTAAACGGAGGTTCGTAAACTACTACAGCTCCAGTTAAGTTATCGTCTTTTCTATGTGGGAACTTGGTGATAGGTTTAAGGTTGAAGTCAGGTCTGAAGTTAACTTTACCTTTACTATCGTAGTACATTTCTCCGGCCACTCCGATTTTTTGTAGATCGTTAGCAATTACTCTGTTGTACTGTTCTTTCAATGATGATACGTCAAAAGTATTTGCAGTAACTTGAAGTGTTGCTTCTTGTGGGGTAAACGGCATCTCGGCTATGTACTGGTCAAAAGCTTTTGGGTCGTTACCTTTCTTTTTCTTTTCCCTTTGAGATTCTTCGTACTCAATTGCTTCATCAATTAAACTGTTTCCGTCTTTGTCAATGAAACCATCTAAGTTTTTGTAGATAGGGACAAAATAACCACAATGTGTCCCCATGGCCCCAGCATCCCAATCGTTTTCAAACGGTAAACAATCATAAGCTTCAGGGTGGTAGAACAATTCTTCCATACCTTCAAAGCCAGGGCCTTCTTCTCCACCTGTTCCAAAGGCAACCATTGTTCCGAGTGTCTTTGAACCTTGTCTCATTGTAGGCATTGCTACCTCCCAAGCTTTTAAGAGTCCTGCAAAAGATCCTGCTTCTTCAAAGAAGATCAGTTCACCTGCTTTACCACGGATTTTGTCTGGGTCATCCTTTAGAGATACTCCGATAATTTGTGATTTAAAGCCAAGAGTTACATCGGCTCCGTTTACGTTCTTTTTGTACCCAGACTGCTTGTGCATTTCTCGGTCAATTAATCGTGGTTGGCTCCAAGCTGTGTTATCGTCTACAAATGATACAATGTCCCAAGCTTTTGAGAGCATTCCATCCCCAATCAAGTATTGCTTGTCAGAAGCAAATACAAAATTCTTAGAATTCCTAATATGGAAGTAGTTACGACAAAGCATAGCTGCAGCCTTGTAGGAGAATCCTTTTCGACGAGCCTTAAGTACCACAAGATGTTTGTTTTCCTTACGGGCTTTATCCACCGAGTTAAAGTATTCGTAGTCACCATCATAGAATGCTGGAAAGCTTCTATCACGTCTTGACATAACTTCTCCATCAGGTTGTACTTCATCTATAATTCTATCTATTGGACAATAATTTAAGTAAAACTAATGAAACCCAGATATTTTTATCCCATTAATTTCATACCCTTGCATGCATCTATGCTGCTCTGTATCCCAATACTCGTAATACTGTTTTGTACCAGGGAGAGCAGCAGTGTAGTAGCCATATTCAATGTAATGAGCAGCGGCCGCTGCAAATAAATGTGTGTCTTTAAGTTTACTCACTGTACTTGTTGGTTTTTACTCCTGCTCTGTTTGGGTTATCTTTAGCTTGTTGCTTTTGAACTAGTTCTTCTAATCTGTCTAGACCTTCTACTACTTCTCCAATCTTAGATAAGTTGGCAACTAAGTCTTTTGCTTGGTAAAGAAGTTTTCCATTATCATCCATTGCAGTTAAGTCAATGTTTTGAAAGTATTTCTCAAGCTTGTTTACTGAAGATCTAGCTGCTTTTAACAATTTAATGCCATGGGTTTCTGCTAGCTCTTGGTATTTCTTTACAGCCCCTGCTAATTTTGGGTTGACTTTTACTTTTAAGTCCTCTTCTAATTTTGCCTGACGTTCTTCGTCATCATATGCAGAGTAACTAGATCTGTGGTCAGCATAAAAGAAGACAAAGCTTAGTTCTTTAATCGTAAGCTTTTCAAACTCCGGGATAGTCAAAGCATACACTGATGGTATGACTACGTTGTTATTTACCGTTAGCAAGTCTTTCATTTTTCCTTCTTTTTAGTTCGTTTATGTGAGCAATTCTAGACTTCTTTGCATGAAATTTTCCAAAATATGGGAGCCTAATTGTTTCAAAATCACCAAGTTTCATAATCTTAGCAACATATTTGAATTGGTGGTAAACTATATCTTCTACTTTTGTAAGAGGGAGATTGTATTTAGTTGCCAGCTTCTGGATTATCGTCTTTTCTTTCATTCTTCAATTTTAAAGGTTTTCCACTTTCTCCAACTTTAATCCTTGGCCATCTTGATGGGGTGTCTGGGCAGGTTTGAGATTGCCATGAACCTTTAGATTCTACCCAACATCCACACAGTTTACATCTTCCGTCACCTTTATCATCTATTACTAAGTTTGGGCATGTGTTGCATGCATCCATTCTTTCTAAAAATTGCTGCTCAGTTACTGGTTTCATTCCAGAGGCTGCATGCTTGAGTACTGCTACTGTAAAGTTAGCAAGCATTTTAAGTCTTGATGGTAATTTACTCATTTGGCACTTCTGTTAGTTGCAATAATAATACGTTTCCTACCCCATCCTGCACAACTGACAAGCATACATCAGGCATATAAAAATATGTGATCACTTTGTCTGTGTTAAATGTTATCATTGTGGGGTAATGTTGATTTGCACCTGCTCTTTCCTAAGCAGTGGAGCCAAGGCATAGCCATTAGCTGTTTGTACAATAGCTTTTTTATCCTTCAATCTTTTAACGTAATTGTTCAGAGTGTTGTGATCTTTGATCTCCATGATCTCTGCTACTTTCTTCTTGTTGATAGGAGAGCATAAGTTTACGGTCTCACTTAAATCAATTAAGTTAGCTAGGACTCTGAGTTCTGTGTCAGTTAGTTCTAGAATTCCGTTAAACACTTGGAGGAACTTAAGAGTGTTGTTTGTTTTGATATTAATCTTCCTCATCTTCGATAGGTTTATCGTTATTTAAAAGTTCGATTTTAGCTCGACCATCAATAATTCGAACTTTACATGTGGTAGAGTATGAGTTGAATTCTTCTAGATGCTCATCGATGTTCTCTCTTGTGATCAAGAAAGTCAAGAACACTTCAAGCTCTTTTGCAGCTTTTAGTATTCCTGTTCTTTCTAGCTTTCCCGATGTTGCATTTAGTTTCAATAACTCATAGTCATCTATGGTCATTGTAACTGTTCCTGTCATTTTACTACCCCTAAAACTGCCATTGATTCATTGACCATAACGTACTCAGAGTCGTTAAGTTCAACGATAACTCCGTCACTTGATGGGTGGATATACACGATATCCCCAACTTTGCATTTGCAATCTGGACCAGCTGCTAATACAGGAAGTACGTTAGAACGAAGTGCTGATGCTGATCGATCTGATAAGATGATACCTGCATCTGTTACTTTTTTGTCCGGTTTTGGGACTACCAACCAATCTCTTGTTGGTTCAAAATTTAGATTTTCCATTTGTTATTTAGTTTGCTTGATGCAAATATAACAAAGGATCTTATATAAGCAAATCTTTTATTTAAAAATTGCAACTATAGTAGTAGCAAGGAATACAGAGGTAGTAAGTACAAACACTCCTGTTGAGATCTTATATGTAGACAAATCTTCTTTGGTATTGTCAAGCTCAGTATTTAAGTTGTCGATATTTAGCTGTAAGGTCCCAATGTTCTCAAGGTTTATTTTATTGGAATCTACCGATTTAACATATGAGTCAGTTAAAGTCTTGATAGCCAAGTCTTTATCAGCCAATCTTATTTCATAAGAATTAACATTTTGATTTAGAATGAATTCACTTTTCTTACAAGCATCTAAGTCTACCATTGCTTTTAGCAATAACTCTTCTTGCTTACTTGTAAAGAATACCCCGGCCTGGCCGCTGTAATTAATTCTTTGGGGAGTAAGTTGCCCATAGCTGATCACGTTTATTGTTATCAGCACTAGAAATACGACCAATGACTTCATCTCTGTCTTTTTTTATGTTAATGATTAGGTGTGCATTTGCAAGTATCTTGTATTTGTTGATACTATCATGAAAAGCTAGGCTATCCACAGTGTGCATTGTTTGTATTGAGTCAATCTTGAGCTCATACAAATCTGCAATTACTTTTACTCTAGCATCTGCTTTTGCTTTCTCTTCTTTACTGGCTTGTAACTGGGAAACTAGTCCAATTACTACTACAGTCAACACTGCACATGCTATAAATGCTATGCCCTGCCAAGAAATTGCTTTATCCTTCTGATTCATTTGATTTTGGTTTTCCGAATATCTTTGATACGTTTTCTACGGCTGTAAATCCCATTCCTGCTCCTGCTAATAGCAATAATCCGTCGTAAATAAACTCAGGACACACATAAATTGTAAACGTAGATACGTGTGCAATGATTATGCAAGTTATAAGAGCCAGGGCTGACCCAACTCTCTTGAAACTTACGTCTCCTTCAGCAGAAAACATTGACTTTATCCATTTTAGCATTAGAATTCTCTTAATAAAGTGTAGGTAAACTCTTTTTTTCCTGAGGTTTCACAAGAGCTAATCAAAGTTTTGAACTGTTCGGGATCATTTAACACTTGACAACCTGCACTCCACTTATCAATTATTGAGCTGATGGCCGATGGGTTAGCTCTGTGGATGTTTATCCCAAATAAACCTGTTTGCTCAGTCTTTGTTTCTTCAGCTAAGTCGTTTTTGTTGCCGTCACGGTAAACAGTGAT